GCCGTGGCCGATGGGGCCGCCTTCACCGCCGGATGCCAGCATCTGCGTGTTGTTGTTGCTGAAGACGCCCATGTCGGAGGCCTCATCGTGCGCGCGGCGTTCATCTCCGCGCAGCGTGTCGCCGAGGGATCCGTAGGACTTGGCCCACTGCCCCGTGGCGCGAGAGAGTTCCTTGGTGGCACCGAGCCAGTTGAAGTGCTTCGCCAGCATTGGAGCGGCCAGCATGGGGTTCTGCGAGAAGATGCGGAATGCGGTCGCGGGGGCGGCGCCGAGGTACCAGTTGAAGCCGAACTTCGTGAGGCCAGAGGCCAGCCGGCTCGCGCGTGGGTTCTTGATCCACTCGTACCGATCCTTGAGCTCGTGCGCCAGCTCCGGCGCCCACCGGGCGTCCGACTGCGCCTGCTTGTCATCCGGGTTCTGGCCGGCCTTCTGCTCGAGTGCGCGGGCGTCCTGCTCGGCGCCTGCGAGCTTGCTCTCGAGCTGGTGGCCGTACTCGAGCCGGGCGAGCTGATGCGCGCCGTGGAAGGAGTTGAAGGCGAAGGCGCGCTGTGCGTCCTGCGAGAAGCCCAGCCGCCCGACGCGGGTGATCATGTGCTTGCGCATGCTCATCTCTGGCATGGCGCGCAGGTACTGCTCCCAGATGTCCTTCTCGAGGTTGCCGGAAGGGTCGGCGTCGTGAGCGAGGCCCATGACGTTGCGGACGAAGTCGGGGTCAATGCGCTCCATCATGGAGTTCGTATCCATGCGTTTGCCGCCATCCGTGACCAATCCTTGCTTCTCCATCTCGGCCCGCCAAGCCTTCTGCTGCGCGCCGCTCTCGAAGCGGGCGAAAGCCTTGGTGTTGCCGTTCTCATCCTTGGCGTTGGCCCACAGATTCCCGAAGCGCTGCAGCGGGAAGTAAGGGCCCTTGACGGTGTTCGATTCGAAGGACTTGCGCAGCTCCGCCATGAGGTTCTTCTTCGTCTCCCCGTCGGCATCGGTCTGCGCGATGCGTGCCTTTAGGGCATCATAGACCTGCGAACGCTTCTCTGCGTAGTTGTCGCGCACGCGGTTGTAGAGTTCCTGCCCCTTGGAGTCCAGCTTCTCGTTGAACTGCCGCTGCAAGCTGCGGTGTATCTCGCGCTGGTAGCGTTCGTCCTTGGCGGCCGCCGGGTCCGCTGCGCGCTCGGCCGCCGTGTACCGCTCCACGTAGGGCTTGGAGGGATCGTGCCCGGAGAGCGTGGACGCATGCATGAGGTCGCTCAGCGCGGCGCCGCGGTCATCCTGCTTAGCGTTCCACTGCGACCATTCCTTACCGAGGGCTGCGTCGCGCGTGTGCATCTGCCCTTTGCGGCCTTCCATGGCGTCGTGCGCGTCGATGAAGGCATGCAGGTTCGGCATCTTCTCCGGCGGCAGGAAGTCCGGCAGATTGCGCAGGCCGATGCCGCCCAGCACCTTGCGCGGCGCGTTGTCGCGGAAGTCGCTCATCGTATCCTTCGCCGAGCGCACCCAGCCAGGATTGTAGTTCGCCTGCTCTTCCATAGTGCGGCCGAACTTGTGGCCGACCGCCAGCGGATGATCCGGCGCGTAGTGATCTTCCATGTTCTCGTCGGCGTTCTCAAGTGAGAAGCGAGCGCCGCCGGAAGCCTTGTATGCCGCCCCGTCGCGCGCCGCCTTGAGCGGCTCGGCGCCGCTGACGTGAGCCTGCGCCTGCCGGATGAGTTTGGCGACGTCGTTGTCGTTCCAGTGCTTGACGAGCCCGAGCTTGCGCAGGCCGCCCCGGACCGCGTCCGTGATGCGCTGCCAGTGGGACGGATTACGGTCGAGCACCGGCAAGTCTGCATGCACCTCCCGGCCTGCAAACTGGTTCTCCGCCAAGTGCGCCGCGTACTCATCGCCGAGCAGGCGCATGTGCGTGGGATTTTTGAGGTCGTACCCGCGGCGCTGGACGTAGTCCTTCGCCCACTTGGTGTCCTTGATGTCATGCGCGATGCCGGTCAGAGTCTTGGTGTAGTCATCGCCCAGGAAGCTGTGCAACCCTTGATGGGTCAGCTCGTGCACCGCAGTGTTGAGGAGCTCTTCCTTGTCACCGGCCTTGTGGCTGTCGGCGAAGATGTGCGCCACGCCATCCTCGTAGGCGCCCTTCACCCGCAGGCCATCGGCCTTGACGGCGGTGATCTGGTCCGCCAGATGCTTCGGGATCGTGTCGGCGTCCTGCGAGGCATGGATCATAAAGCTGCGCGGGGCCGTGGCATCGGACACCCCCGCCAAGTGTTCCTTCGCCTCGTCATGGCCCATGCGCGGGTTCATCGCCCGGTCGAGATCCTTGGCCACGCCTTGGTCATTGAACCATCCATTCTCTTCGCGCTTGGCCGAGAGGGCGCCCTTCTGCGCCGGCTGGATGTCATCCTCCGGATGGGCTTCCTTGTGCGCCCGCGCGGCGGCGAAGTCGGCGAGGTCGGCCGTCTTCTCACCCGTCTCCGGGTTCACGGCTTGGTACTGGGCCTCCTTCGCTCGAGCAGCCTCCATGTCTTGGCGCGCCTGTTCCTGAAAGAGCGGTTCAGCCGTGTCCTCGCCCCCTTGCTGCAGCGGAGGGCGCCCACGGCGCTTTTCAGCCGCCGCCCGGATGGCGGCGAGGCGATTAGGCGGCTCAGGAGCGGCGATCGGCTCCTCGGGGGTAGCAGGGGCAGGGGTCTCCTCCGATCGCCTGTTGGCCTCGTCCATAAGAGCCACGAAGCCCCGGTCCGTCCCTTCGAGATGCTCGGGGTTGTCAGGCAGATCCATGCGGTCGCGCACGGTGATCGGCACGTCCATATCGGCCGCGCTGTTCAACCCCGCGTGGCTGGCCAGCATGCGGCGGAAGCGGCCCTGCACGTCCGCGGGCAGCTTGTAGTACGTGTCATTCCAGAACTTGTTCGCAACGGCGTTAACCTTGGTGCCGTTCTCTTGAAGCGTGTCGAGGATGTCCTGCCCGTGCGCTTCCAAAGCCATGCGCTTACCGGCACGGCCCAAGAGGTTGCCAAGAGCTTCGGCAGTGCGTTGCTGCGTCCCGGGGGCCCTTCCTTCCGCCGCCATAGCCGCCACAGCCTTCTCGGCAGGGGCCTCGTTTGGATTTGTCTCAGGCGTCGTAGTCTCACTACGATTTCCCCGAACTTTCTCCGCCATGGCCTCGTCCAGCGCCTGCTGGCGTCGTTCAGCCAGCGTCTGGGCGGTCTGGGGCCTGGGATTGGTCTCTGGGGCCTCTTCCTCCTCGGGCTCCTCCTGAGCCGTCTCCGGGGCTTTGGCAGCCTCCTCGGCCGGGAGCTCTTCGAACTCGTCCTCGGTGCCCTTGGCGTTCGCCTTCATGCGCTCCTGCACCGTCTGCTCGGGCTCGGCCTCGGCCGCCGGCGCCGTACGCTGCGCCTTGATCCGGTCCAGCACTGTCTGCTGCTCCGGGGGCAGCGCCCCGGCCTGTGCCCCCTCGGCGGGCGGAGCAGCTTCTGGTTCAGCTTGCGGGGGCATCCCCTCGTTCTCAGCCTGCTGCTGCTCGAGCTCGGCCTGCTGGTGCGCCTGCAGGGCGGCGTCCTGATGGGCGGCTTCAGCCTCGCGGGCGCCCTGCACCGCGGCGGCGTCATGCACCGCCCCGACGTGGGCGTTGACTTGGGTGGCCGCCACGACCTGCGACAGATCGTCGCCCCCGGCGCGGGCCACCGCGGCTGCCGCGTCGCGCTGGGCGTGCTCCATGGCATTTCCCGGGCCGGCGTCGACCACGCCCCGGGGGCCAGTGAGGTGCACGGCACCGCCCATGGCGGCGCCGGTGACAACGCCCAAGGTCTCATTCAGGGGATCAAATTTCTGCTGCATGCTCTCGGGCATGACGGCGTTCTGCGCCTGCCGCTGCGCCTCAGTCAGGCCGCCGCCGATGGCCGCGCCGGTCATGATCTTCGCCAAGGCGCCCTTGCCGACCCCGGCCGGCCCCAAAGCGCCCGCCGTGGTGGACATGTAAGCCATGACGGCAGCCTTGGCCGCGGCCGTCTTGTTGCCGGTGGCGTCTAGGACGTCCTGCCCGGTGGCTATGGCCTCGGATGCCGCCGGCACCGTCGCGCTGGCCCCGGCCTGCATCAGATGCGCGGCAAGCGCGCTGCTGGCCTCGGCTTCGCCGGCCACGGGGCCGCCTGCGAAGAAGGACGCGATGGTGGCGGCCATATTGGAAACGCCATAGATCGCTTTGTCTGTGGTGCTGGCGTCCGGGCCAAGCTTCTGCTCGGCGTCGCGCTGGACATAGGGGTCGACCACGTGGCCGAACCACCAATCCTGCGCTCCGGTCTGGGGCGTCGCGGTGAAGACGCTGTGGATCTTGTCGCCGATCGCGGCTATGCCGCCGGCGATCTTGCCGCCGCCGATCGCGAGTTTATCGACCGCATCGCCGATGCCCATGGCAGCAACGTGCGCCGCGGAGGGCGCCGCCGGTGCGGCTGCGGCCGGCGCGGCCGGCTGGTCATTGGCAGACATGTTCGTGTCCCAATAACCGGGCCGCTCCGCCGGGACGTTTGTCATGTCCTTGTTGGCATCCGGATTGGTACCGGACCCACTCATATCCGTGTCCCAGTACGCGGGGCGCTTGCCCTCGCTCTTGGCGGCCTCGCGCTTGGCCTTCAGCGGCGGCGGGGCTTCCTCAACAGGCGCAGGCGTAGGAGGGCCGCCACCGGCAGGCGCAGTGTCGCTAGGCTGAGGGCCCGGAGGGGCGTACTCGCCATTTTCGTCTGTGTCAGTAGCCGGAGCGTCCGCAGCAGCCACGCTTTCTTCTCCTGGTTATTGCGCTTCGGGCGCCTCAGTCTCTACGGGTTCGGGCGCCTGTGGGCCGGTGGCCTGCGGCACCTGTGCCGTCCCGCCACCGATCAGGTTCACGTTGTTGAAGCCAGAGCCCTGCTGCTTCTGCTGCGCGGCCTGTGTCGCGGCCGAGATGAACGGGCGCGGCAGATAGCCGTGCGCCTGCTCGAACACGTCGGCCTTGCGCAGCCCCTGATTCGGGCCGTCGGGGATCGTTCCCAGCGGATCGCGCAGGAGATCTTCCACCTCGCCCGGCTTCACGTTGTTGTTCGTGCTCTTCGGGTCGCGAAGATTGCGCATGTTGTCATTGTCCCATGCGTAGATGCGGCTGCCCTGCGGGTTATAGGCCATGCCGGTGCGATTGTTGAAGAGGCCCATTATCTGGGTCGCGGGCGCTGCGTAGTTGGGCGAGCCGTCCGGATTCTTCGCCGGCGCCGCGTTCACGGGCTTGGCTTCCCACTCGGGCTTCCCGCTGCCGCCCCTCGGGCCGCTCGCCGCGGAGGCGCGGATCAGTGCTGCGTTCTCGCGGCCCTCAACGGTCTCGTGTGTCCGCTTCTCTTCGGACGTCAACTTCTCCGTCTGCTGGCCGGCCTCGAATTGGCGCTGGGCGCCCGCGGCAGCCGCGCCGTACTTGAGCTTCGTCTGCTCCTCGCCGTGCTCGAACTCCTGCGTTTTCTGCTGCAGTTTCTCCTGCTCGGTGAAGCCGGCCTGCTGCTGACTCTGCTCGAACGACTGCCGCAGGCGCATGATCGCCTCTTGGCGCTGCGCGTTTACCTGCTCAGTGCCAACTTCGTTCATGCCTTTGCCGAGGCCTTCAATGCCTCCACCGACTGCGAATGCTAGAGAGCCCATACTGTCCCCTTACGACGGCTGCCCTGCGGCAGCCTGTTGCAACATTCCACCCTGCGCGGCCGAAGCCCCCGCGCCCTGATCCGTTGGCTGCGCCGGCGGCACCTGCGGCTGCGGCGGCGCGCCGCTCGTGGTCGAGGCGGTCGTGCCTACCGGGGCGCCAGTCTGGGGGCCTGCCTCCTGCGGCGGACCCTGCTGAGCTGCGCCAGCGGCTGCGTCCATGGCCGGCTTCGCGTGAGCGAGCGCCGCCTTGTGGTTCGCATAGTGCTGCGTCAAGGATTTGCGGCCGAAGGCGCCAACCACGCGCTTCGCCTGCCCCTTGTTGACGCCCCAGATGCGCATGATGCCTTCGTACACAGCTCCGAAGATCGCGGTGCAATCCGAGCTCGAGTACTGGATCTGCTTCACCTGCTGCCCGAGGTCGAGCACGTGCGCCGTTACGATCTTGGCAAACGGCATAACGAGTCCGGGCGGAAAGTTGTTCAGCTGCTTGTGCAGCTCGGTCAGAAGCATCAGCGAGGTGTGGATGGCGTTTCGCAGCTTGTGCTGCGGATCCCCCGACAGCCCCTGCAACACGGCAGTCGCAGTACCGTCGCCCTGCTGTCCGTAGAGCGCCTGATTCAGAAGATCGTCCGCGTGCTGAAGTTCCTGTTCCGCCGCGGGGCTCATCGGAATCTGCGTCATGTCCGCGGTTGAGCCAGGGCCCTGTGCGGTGTCATCGCCGGGGGTTTCCCCGCCGCTGGTGTCGCCAGTGCCCTGCGTCGGCGCGGTGCCGTCAGTTGGCGTATCGCTGCCGCCTGATGTATCATCCCCCGCGCCCGGAGCTTGCGGGTTTGGAACACCAGGAGCACCACCTTGACCGCCATTTGGCCCGCCTTGACCGCCGCCCTGTGGTGGCTGGGAATCTGGACTGCCGGCGTCGGAGTCACTCTGATCGCTGTCCCCTCCCTGATCCTGTTCATCCTGATCCGAACCGGATGCCCCTCCTGGGCCGGCATCCTGACCACCGGACTGATCGGCGTCGGGGCTTGGCTGTGCGTTATCGGGACCGGCATTGGGCTGGCTTTCGGCATCGCTGCCACCGCCCGCGTCGTCACCGGGTAGATCCGCTTCCTGCGGAGCGGAAGGAGCTTTGGTTTCCTTCTTCTTGTGATGCTTCGGCATCTCTTCCTTGTGCGTCTCACGGGAGTCGCGGGAATCCTTGCCTTCGCCTTCCGGCTGCGCTTGCGCGGCTTTCTCGAGAATGCCCATGTTAGATCATCCCGCCTGTTGGATTCTGAGTGGTCGGAGACTGCATCCCCGGAGGTACCGGGGCTGCGGTGAAGGGCGAAATCGGCTGGCCCGGAGTCGGTGCCGGGCTCGCGCCCACCATGTTCTTGACAGCCTGCGCGCGCTGCAGATACCCCGACGGCACGGTGATCGGCTTCGCCGCGGCTGCCTGCAGCTGTGCGACTTCCGACTGATTCTGATAGGACAGCTGGCCGAACTCCTGCGCCTGAATCTGCTTCTCGATCGCCTCGTTCTGCGCGATGCCTGAGCCGACGCCTGCGAGGATCTGTCCCCCGGCCTGAATGCCGGCCGACATCGGAGAGATGCTGCCGACGCCGCCGACACCCGTGGCACCACTCGCGGCCCGGCCGAGCATCCCGGAAACGCCGCCGCTCGGCGCGTTGACGCTCTCGCTCGGCTGCGTGTCCGATACCATGTCCTGCGGGGATGCTGTCGCCGGCTGAACGCCCTGCGGCAACTGACCTGCCCCGGGCTGCATGTCCGCCATGCTCACGCCGTTCGGGCTCTGATCCACGGGGGCGCCGCCGGCCGCCGGGGCGGCACCGGCGCCAGCGCCAGTATCCGTGCCGGCCGGGGCACCGGGGGAGGCCGTAGAGCCGACAAGACCCGGGCGCGCTGCGCCCGAAGAGGCCACCGCGCTCGTATCAGAACCCGTTTGGGCCTGCGAGGCCTGCATGGCGTTCGCACCAAGGCCGCCCTGCTCCGGAGGTGCTCCGTTGATGCCGTTCGGGCCGTTGAGGTTCGTCACGCCGTTGGCATCGGACAATGACTGATTCATGTTCGCGATACGGCCGATGTCCTGCGACACCTGCGTGCCGGTCGTGTAGTCGGTGGTGGTCGTGACCGCGTCACTGTCGGCGCCGGTGTTCAAGGCGTTGGATAAGGAAGCGTTGCCGCCGTTGGCCGCGCTAGCGGCGATGTTCGCATCGGCTTGGCTGCTGATGTTGGCCGTGTCTTGAGCCACGCCGCCAGCCGTATTGGCATCCACCGTGGCCGCAGTCGACGCCGAATTCGAGGCCTCCATGCCCGCATCCAGTGCGCTCGAGCCATACGCGGCGACCGCCATGCTGCCGAGAGATACCGCCGCAAGGAGCCCTTTGCCCATCCCCGAGTTCAGGAACGAGCCGATGGAGCCACCGATGACGCCAGCGGATGCAAGGCCGCCCGCGATCAGCGCGGCGCCTGCGACAACGCCATAGCCGGTGGCGACTAGGACCACGCCTGCTACGACACTAAGGATGCTACCCAAACCTGCCATGCTATTTCTCCGAGTGCCGGCCGCGGGGGAAGTAAAACTGCCCTCCGTCCCCGCGTCGTTTGAACCCAATCCGCTCGGCCACCATGAGCGGCCGATCATCCATCATCACCCAGTCCGCGTTGAATCCCGCGATCACAATCTGCTTCTGCTGGCTGTCCGCCCAGCGCCGGAAGTCCCGAAGCAACGCTGCACCGGCACCGGGAATCTCCGAGTACCAGAAGAGCACAGTCGCGTGCTTCTTCATGGCCCACGTGTTCTGATCCACGCGCGCCAGCAACACTGCTCGAGGCTCGCCTACCTCTCCAACTACCTTCGCGTAGTGCGTCTGGCCTGTTGCGAAGTCGCGCACTAGCCAGTGCACCTTGTCAATGTCGGCGATCAGCTCTGGATACATCGCTGCCGCCAACGTCATCGCTTTCACTCGAACCCAAGGACAGTCCCTGATTTCCAGTGGTCTGATCATAAGCCGAAGGCCGATCCGCTCCCGGCGCCGCTGCCGGTATTGCTCTTGTATCCAGGCGTGCTCACGCCTGTGGCCGGATTAGTTACGGCGCCCGTTTTCGGATCCGTTACCGTTGTGGTGGGCGTCGTGACCTTCGATCCGGTGGTGCCGGCAGCCGTGGTCGTTTTACTGGCGCCCGCAGCAGGGGCTGCGGTTGTTGCGGGCGCGGCCTGCGGCGTCACAGTGGCGGTGTTGCCACCATTCGAGACGGTGGTATTCACTCCCGGCACGTTCGCGCCGGAGCCGCCATTCAGCGAATTGATGATGCCCAGTCCCGACTGGAGCAAGTTCATGTCGTTGGCCACGTTAGATGCCACTGTCCCGGCTGCGATGTTCTGGTTAGACATCATAGCCGAAATGCCGTTCATCATGGAAGTGAACATGCTGGAGGCGCTGGAATTGGACGCGATCAGCTCGTTGTACTGCCCCTGAATACCGGCGAGGGACTGGGCCTGTGTGCCCGAGAGATACTGCTGGCTGATCTGCTCGTCAAGCGACATAACTTGCTGGGTCATGGCGTTCTGGGCGGCAGCGTTCGTGGCCGCCGCGGACTGCGTCTGGCTCGCGTTGAACTGCTCTTCCTGCGTGCCGAGCTGGGCCGTCAGCTGCTGGTTCGCGTTCTGCTGGCTAGCGTTGAACTCGTTGGCCTGCGTGCTAAGCTGCGCGTTCTGGAGCATGCCTTGAGAAGCTTCGCTTGCATTTTCCTCGGCAAGAGGAGCAGCAGCCGAAACAGCTGCAGCCTCCGCCGAACCCGCGCCGATACTCGAATTCTCAAGCCCCCGACTTGCCGCGCTGAGCAGGCCCTGCTGCTCTGCCTGCTGGATGTACGGGCTGTTCGCGTTCGTGATCGCGTCGATCTGAGAAGCGGAATTGGTTGAATCCTGCGGGTTGATCTGCCCATTGGTGATGCCTGCCATCGTGCCGGCCAAGGACGCGGTCGCTGTTGGCGTGGTGCCGATCGGGGTCGCGGTGCCGCCTGCGGAGGCGGCGAACGTACCGGCCGTCTGTGGAGCCGTCATGAGGCTCTGGAGCGACGGGGCCGATGGCGTCGTGATGCCGCTGGCCGTCGTCGTCGGGGAGGCCGCGGTCGCGCCGGTGTTCTCCATGCTCAGGGCGCCCCCATCGGATCCGCCTACTGTCGTCGCCATTAGGTTGCCCCCATCGTAACGGACCCCATTTGGCGGAGTCTCTCATGCCCTTCGGGCCGGTAGTGCTTGATTCTGATCATAGTGTGAGGTACGTCTACGTATAGTAGAAGACTACGGCCCCGAGCTGGGCGTTGCCTCCGAGATGGCCGCCGCCAGTACCATATGGACCGCCGTCCCCTGGGATATTCCCATTGCTGGCCGCGGGGGTGGCATTTGTCGAAGTCCCGTTGACCCCGTTGATGTTGGTGGCGCCGGAATTCGCGTTCGCCGCGGTGCCTCCGTTTCCGGAAGGGCCCCCGGTTCCACAGCCTGCTGAGATCGTGGAGATTGAAAACGACCCAGACTGTACTGTATACGGCGGGCATGTCTGGCCCGCCAGCGCCGTTTGCGTACAGGTGACAACCAGTGTTTTACCATTCGACGCCGCGCACGACAGCGTGCAGAGAGTGTATGCTCCGGAACCCCCGGCAAACCCCGCGGTCCCGCCGCCGCCGTTGCCACCGCCGCCCCATGCTTCGAGCTTGAGACTGGTGGCGCCGCTTGGCACCGTGGTGGTGGAAGTCGTTTGGGCTGTGACAAAAAGTGCGAGCGTCGGGGCGAAGCCGGCGTTCATTATCGCGACCATGATCCCGGTGGCTTTGATCCTGCGGTAGCGGCGCAACTCGGCGGCCGCGCGAGCCCGCGCCACGCAGCGGCGGTCAATCGCCCGGCTCCATTTGAGCGGCGCGATCTCCACACCGTCGACAACTAATTTAGGACGCGGGATCATGTGATTCCAAACCCCCAGATGAGCCATTCAGTGGCGGCGAGTTTGTAGAGCGTTGCCACGCTTAAGGGGGCCAGCGTTCGCGAGCCGGTGGAGTTCGAAGGAATGAACAAAAGCGTGTCAGATGTAATGGCGATAGTGGTGCTGCTGGCGGAACTTCCATTGAACACTACGATGGTGGTGCCGACCGGAAACGCGACACTTGCGTTGGCGGGAATCGTCAGAGTGTGTCCGGCCGTTTCGACAAGTTTGCCCCGGTCAGTCATCACCAACGCATAGCTGCCGCTTATTTGGGAATTGAGGTTTGCCTCCATCATGCCAACTTGGTAAGTGCCCGAGGGGCCAACAGCAGCATACGTGGTTGGTTGATATACGTATGTTTCGCCATCGCCAAAAACCGCAAAGTAGGCAAGGGTGGCAGCCGCGTTGGCGATGTAAAGAGCGGCGTCGGCGCTACTTGTGCCGGCTTGAATGGATATACCACTGGAAAAACCCGACCCTTGCCCAGTGGCGAGCGACAGCAGGTAGGTGTTGACCGTGTTGGTGCCGCCAACCAGAGACAGACCGGCCGCATTCACCCGGGCATTGATTGTGACCGCCGTGACGGCGCTCGACGGTGTGAATGTCCATGCGCCGGTCATCGTCGGCACGATGGCTTGCGATAGCGCCGGCGCGCTATCGGATGTCATGAAGGTCAGCGCCGTACCATCGACTGCCGCCAATCCGATTGTAGCCGAAGGATTGGCGCTTGAGATGCTGGTGGTCTTGACAGCTGCGCCATTAACGAACAGGCCGGTTGCATTGATCGTTCCGAGACCTTGGCTGCCGCCCGTGGGCGAGCCCACGGTGACGCCGCCGGTGCCCAAGATCTCGAAGAAAGCCGTGCCCCCGCTTTGGTTGTTAACGAGGAAGGCAATGTCGCTGGCGTTCGTACCGGCATTGATCTCGACGCCGTAGGATTCGCCCAGTGTCGCGCTGCCGTCCAGCGTAATCGCATACGCATTGTTGGCGCCCGTCAGCGTGAAACCGGTGGCGAACGTCACCGTGGATGCGAACTGCACCGCGCCGGAGAATTTCCACGCCCCGGTCATCGTCGGACTGATCGTCTGGTCGAGCGCGAATGTCACGTCGATCGGCGCGCATGCCGTCGAGACACCGCCCGCGGCCACCAGCCCCACAAGATGCGTGGGTGCTGCCGCCGAGATCGTGTTGCTCGTGATAACTGTACTGGATGGCGCGATGACCGTCCACGCGCTGTATGTACTGTTATATCGGCAGGTATACCAATTGTTCGCGATGATTGCGCCAGCAACAAGAGACTGGCCGTTGGGTTGTGTAAGGCCCACAGCTGTTCCACTGTCGACGGCAATCGTGCTGCCGCCGGTGTTGCTGTTCGCTGCTTTGAATTCAACCACCATGCCATCTGAGTACGCGCCGTCTTGGCCACCGGATGTCGTCACTACGTAGGCATTGGCTGTCCCGCTGTCGATGCCCTGGATGGCGAGCTTGTCGAAGCCGACCTGCACGGAGGTGAACTCGGTGGCCTCGGCTTCAGCACGCGCAAGGGTCCCCGGGATGAAGGCGCCACTGTAGGTGTAGAAAACTGGCTGTGCCATTAGCGCTGATTCCTTCGCGGGTCATAGTAGAGTGTCAGTCCCTGAAGGACGAACGGCAGATCGACCACGGCCTGGTGGAAGATCAGGAAGCTGATGTTCAGGCCCGTGCCGTCAAGCTGGGCGCGCGCCGTGCTGATCGCCTGGCCGTCCCAGTAGAACTGATTCCAGTTGACACTGTCCCAGTAGCCGCCGCCACCGAAGACTTCTACCGCCGGGATATTCGCCGCAGTGAGGAACTGGAGCGAGCTCGCACTTTCCTCGTTGCTGTACGTGAGGTCAGCGGCGAATTTGAGCATGACTTGGGCGGGAGAGTTGAGCTCCAGGTCCGCCCTGCGGAAGTACTTCCGTACGGCAGGGGATCCCACGTTATTGAAAGCGAGTCGTATATAGGAAGTAATGGCAATGCCGTCGAAGGACTGCCCCGATCTGTCTTGGTAGACATACCCGTCTCCGTTGCTGAGGCCGAAGTAGCCGACCTCGTTGTTGTTCTGGTCTTCTGAGTTGCAGATGTTGAAGATCGGAGAGGGGTAGCTCGCGTAGCCAAACTGCGCGGTCACGCCGCTCTCGATCGCACTCCATGCCTTGTTCTGCTGACCCAACCCCGGCACGTACATGATGAGGCACGAACCGTCGTTAAAGTAGAAGCGCGCCTCGTTGAACTCTCGCACGATGGTCGAGTCGTTGAAGTTGGGGCGCAGCGCATTGATCATCGGCTGGATCAGCTGAGAGACGGTAGCACCGACGTAGTTGCCGTAAGATTGGGTACGACTGAGGGAGGTAATGCCCAGGTTGTTGATGGCATATACAGTGTCAAGGAGCTGACCAGAATATAGGATGGCTCCGGCTTTTTCAGCAACGAGAGACTGAACAAAGTTTGCATCTGAATTCCCCGAGAGTGCCCACGAAGAATGCTTCGTCGGGATGATGAGATTCGGGCCGACCATGCTGAAGAGGCCGGTGATCGTGTCACCGACGCTGAACTCCTCCGCACCCAAGAAGCCGTCAAATTGCAGCGGCGAACCCGCCACCGACTGCTGATAGATGCCGCCCGGGAAGGCGAGGAAGAGAAAACCCTGGTAGGCGCACAGCAGGAAGGGGTTGTTGGCCGGGGGCTGGTTCGTCAGCGCAATGAGCGGCATCAGGATCGGCGTGATCAGCTGGGCATTGTCGATTTGGAATGCCGGCCCGACGCCGTTGCAACCGTAGGCATTGTACTGCGCGGTGCCGGCGTAGAAATTCTGATTCTGCCAGCGGTAGAAACCCTGCGTCCCGCCGGGAAGCGCGAAGAGAACGTTCGTGCCGACGGCATTGGCAAACCCGGTACCGCCGGCCGTGAGGCTCTCCGCGTTGGAGAAAGTTCCTGTGACTTTGCTGAAAGCGATGTACCCGACAGCCGTGTCCTGCGGGATCACGTAGGCGACCGTGCCCACCGCTCCGCTGGTAACGCCGGTGACGGTCTGTCCCGCAATGGGCAGCGTCGCGGTGTCGTTGCAGGCGAACATGCCCTCGACCGGAACGGGGATCGAAGGGATGACGCTGAGCTGGTATGTGCCCGTGCCCCCGGCGACGCCCCCGGGCAGCTGATTCGTAATCGTAGCGCCGATCGGCACGAGACCCGTGGTGTCGCTGACCGTCATGCCGGCCGCGAGCGTGCCGGCGGTCATCGTGCCGACGATCATGTACCCGTTCTGGTTGATCTGCGCGGTGAAGATGGCGGTGTTGAGCGCCAGCGTGCCGTAGTAGAGCGTGTTCGCGTAGGTGAGTGCGCTCGTGCCCCAGCCGTTGGTGCTGGTGGAGAGCCACATCACCGCCGGGGTGCCGGTGTTTGTACTCGTTCCGCGGACTGCGTATACGTTGCTGCCGTTCTGCCAGACACCCAAGATATTGCCCGTGCCGGGCACCACGAGGATCTGCTGGCGGTAGTAGTTCTGCGCGCCGAACTCGAACTCGCTGGTGTAGAGGAAGCCGTCCGTGCCGGTGCCGCCCGGGCCATAGTTGGCTGACGGCGTCGTCACGATCGTCGCGGTCATCGTCGTCGTGCCGATGTACATCTTCTCGGCAGTAGCGAACGTGCCGGCGACGCGCGTGATCGCCAGCCAATACTGCGTAGCTGTACCGGTGGTCGTCAGCGTGCCGGTGATCTGCACCGTCTGCGTGTAGGTGGTGATCGCGGCAACCACGATGGCGGTCGCGCCGGAAGTGACGCCGGTCCCCGGCTGGTAGACGTTGGTGGCCGAGGTTGAAGTGAGAGTGCCCACGCCGGTGATGCCGGAGAGAGAGCTTACTTGGAAGCCGTATGCAGTCCCGAGGCTGGGCTTCGAATGCCCGTCGAAGCGCTCGTAGCCGTCGATGCGCCGGTAGCCGCCGTTGTAGTACGGCTCGTAGTTGACCATCGCAAGGCAGAAACCAGGATCCACAGAAAGCGCGGGCGTGACGACGTCCAGCCCTCCGTTAAAGGGATAGTACTTCGTCTGGGTGACAGACTTGAGGCCGCCACCGCGGGGCATCAGTAGCTCCCGTCCCAGTTCTGGCTGTCGTATCCCACGCCGTAGTCAGTCGACACGACGATGTTGTTGCCCTGCTGGCGCCGGCTGTTCTTGCGGTTCGGCAGCTGATCGTTCTCGAGCGCGGCGAGGAGGCCCATGTTGGTCGGGATGCCGTCATCCGTCACCGTGCCATAGAGCTGCAACTTCGCCTGCGCCACCTGCTCGGGGGCGTTTTCGAACATGCCGTACTTCAGGCGTGCCATCTCGAGGATGACGCGATTGGCGAAGCGAGTCGGGATGTTTGACACATCCGCATCGTTCTTCAGGTCATACGGCACCGTACGGTACTCGCAGAAGCACTGGTAGCTCTGATCGGGGATGTTGTCGAATCGGAAGGTGTTGTTCGGCATCACGATGACGCGCCACGGCTGGGTGTAACTCGTGGTGTTGAACACCTGATTGCGCACTTCCTGCCACTCAGCGGTCGCCAGCGGCTGCGGGCTAGTCGCATTCACCGGATAGATGAAGAAGCTCTTCCAGTCCCACTCGGCGAGGTCTGTGGGATACGCGCTGATCGAGCCGCCGGAAGTCGTGAAGATGCCGGTCTGGTTCTGCGCCGCGGTGTAGAAAGTCAGTGTTTGGCGCAGCCACTTCCAGTCGACCCACATGTTCTGAATGTCGAGCTCGGCATCGTGCACGTAGTTCACGAGGCGCAGGATTTCGCCCGTGGTATTGGCTGTGGTGGGGATGGCTGTCGTCGGCGTGCCGCCGGCAGCGCCCACTTCGCGGTACAGCTGCTGAACCAGCTGCAGGAAGGTCATGTTGGCTACGGGTGTCAGGGCCATCGCTACTCTCCCAGCGCCTCAGCAGCTAGGATCTGCGCGCGCTCTTTTTGGATCTTCAGCACGTCATCGGGCAGCTTTGCCAGATCGACGAGCCCCTTTCCCGCTCGCTGCGCGCGCTGCTTCGCTCGCGCCTTGCGGTTATTCGCCTCCATCTCCGGAGTGGTCACGTACCACTCGCCCTCCGGCAGCTCACGAATGAACTGGCCGGAAGGGGAGAAGAGGTTCTTCCCCTGAACGAGCCGGGGCCCGTTCTCGGAAGAGACCTGCTGCGCAAGCGCCTCGGGGTCATACACCGGTGTCGGCGCCGCCTCCGGAGGAAGCAGGTCCACCAACGGGCCGCCGTGCAGCCGTGACAGCCCGGGGGCTGAGCCTCGGCGCAGCCCTGACGTATTGCGAGCCATCGTCGCCCTCCTACGGCGTCTTCTGCCCTATCCCCTGATCGCGCGGGTCGTCTTCGCAATCCGCCAAGCCGGCAATGTTGCCGTTGCAGTAGGCGGGGTTCGCGTTCGACGCGAGATCCTTCTTCCCCGGCAGGCCCAAGCCATGATACGGCTTGTTGCCATCGCGCCGGCCCTCAAAGCGCCGATCGTATTCGGCCTGATCGAAACTGTCCTTGCCCCACTCATTGTGGTTCCACGCTTCGAAGAAGTCTCCGTCGCGCGGCATCGGACGGCCGTGGTGATCGCCATGCGGGTCCATGACCTGCAGGCGCTCAGTGTTCTCGAACTTCGTATCCATGTGGGCGCTGCCGTTGATCCCCTCGTAGAGGTCGGCGCCCTTGTCGAACTGCTTCTCGGTGATGCCGAGGGCCGGACGATCCCACTCGTACTGCGTTCGCGGAATTCGCTGTGCCATGCTGTGCTCCTCAAAGAAAGAACCCGACGGCCTGTTGCCAGACCGCCGGGCGTTTCTTACCGCCGCAGCGGTTTCTTACATCTCTCCGACCAGGAACTTGTTCCGGCGCTTGCCCGATACGGTGTAGTTGTTGCTACGTCCGACCTTGCGCTCCGGAGCATTGCCAGTCATGGGGTCGATGTCGTAGTTGTAGTTCGGCTCAGCCTTGTCGGCATCCATCGTCTCACGGATGCTCACGCCGTCCTCCAACCCCGCCTTCTCGACCTCGAAGTAGCCGCCGCCGTAAAGCAGCGTCTCTTCGCCCATGCCGTCCTGATTCGGGCCGTCGCGAATTTCGTCGAGCTCAGCAGGCGCGGCAACCGTGCCCTTGCCAAACTCGTCGTCATTCTTCTCCGGCTCGAGCAGACGCTCGAGGCCCGAAGAGCCCTTGCCGTGCCCGGAGTGACCGGACTGGCTGCCATTGGAGTGCGACTGCTCGATACCCTGCTTGGTATCAAGAGCCAAGCCGTCACCGGCTTTTGCACCCTTGGCTTCGTCGTTCAGTGATTTCTTCGCCATGTGTAGTTCCCCCTCTTAGGCCTGGCTGTCCCACACGAAGATACGGCTGCCCGGTACTTCAGTGTGAGCAATACCGAAGCCCAGCTCGGCGTACCACGCGATGCCGCGCGAACGACCGTAGTCGGTGGGGATCTTGCCGCGGATTTCCTCGGGGATCGCGAAGGCCTCGACCACCGTGTCAGATCCGAAGAAGAACCCGCGATCGGTATTGGCGAAGGTGTTACCGAGGCTGTTCGTCGCGAGCGGAATGTTGGTCTGCTCGACGAAACGAATGCCTTCGTAACGGCCCTTCTCGCCGTTCATGATCACGTGCCAGCCTTCCGGGGTGTACTGGTTGATGCCTTCAAGGTTGTTCTTGAACGCGCGCAACGGAGTCGGCCGGAAGATGGCCATGTAGTTCACGCCGTCGAACGTCGGGACGTTCTGTTCGGCCATGTAGTCCGCGATGACCTTCACGAGGGTGTTGGTCAGCGGGCCCGAGCTGGTGCCCGACACCGTGCCGTTCGTGTTGACCACGATCGTGCTGGTGCTGGTGCCCCAAATTCGGTACGGGCTGGCGTTGAACTGGTTGTAGGCCGCCAGATCGAGCACCTTGCGGGCGTCGTTCTTGAGGACCTTGTGGATGATTTCCGTCACGGGCTGCTCGGACAGATCGTCCAGCTTCTTCGTGAACGGCACGCTGTTGCCATACTCAGTGATGGTCAGCGAGTTCTGGGTGATGATGAAATTGGTCTCGGGCATGACCTGGTTTTCCACCAGAGTCGAGCCGGCCTGCTGGACATCGCTATAGATGTTCCAGTTGAACGTCGCACCGATGCCGAGGCCGAACGCCTCTTTCGCATCGCAAAACTGACGGAAGCGCACCATCGGCTGAAGAGCCGTGCGCAGCTTACGCGACAGGTTTGGCGACCACATGTATCCGCCGAGTGCGGACGTGCTCCAAACTTGACCTGACATTTTCTTGTCCTCCGTCTAGTACGGCTGACCTCGGCTCTTTCTGAGCTCCGCCATGATCCCCTGCGGGGAGTTGTCGGTCTCTTCGGCCTTGGCAGCCACCGGACGCGTTGTGCGCGTCTGCGGCATCGGTACTAGAGTCTCTTTACGTTGCTGACGGTTACTGGCCTGCTGTACCGCCGCGTTGGAGGGCTTGACACCAAGTTTCGCCATCCATTCGCGTGTCTGCTTTCCAGCTTCTAACATGACCTGCTCGGGAGCCCACGTGGGGTTCGCCGCAGCAATGTCATTCGTTCTCTTGTCAGCGAGTGTAAACAGATCGGGGTCGCTAGCAATGTCAGGGTAGTCCTGCTTGAACCGGCCGAGGCCGCTCTGCAGTGCCCTTTGATTCTCGCGTTCTGCAATCGTTCTTAACGCTCGCTCAGCGGCGCGGGTTTCCACGGCGTTCACGTCCACCGCAGGCGCTGCCGCCTGTCGGATCGTCCGGAACGTCTCAGCCATCTTCGCCGCCGCTTTGTCCTCTGGCTCGCTCACGAGACTTCGGACCAGCCCTTGGGCCAAGGCCAGGTCGTCGATCGCAGGTGCCGCTGGTTTTGCGGGCACTGGCGTCGGCGCCGGGGCTCTCAGTTTCGCCTCGAGCTGTCGCTTCAGTTCGTTCGCTTGGTCGAACCTGATTTTGGCCGCCAAACCGTACTGGAGCTCCCGTCGTGCGTCATCGAGGTCGATCAAACGCTCTTTGCCGTCCACAACGGTTCTAAACTTGGGCTTGCCCTCCACCCGAACGACGTACTCGCCGAGGGGGTCCTCGCCCTTGTGGCTGATTCGCTGCGCTTCGCGCACCGCTGGCTTCGTCGCCGCGGGAGGCGGATTCATCGCCTCAACGTCTGCAGCCCCATCCTCAAGATTGGCGGGTTCCGCTTCGCCGCCCTGCTCGGCCAAGTCCCGGTGTCCCCGGTCCACGTCGAGCGGCGCGCCGCGCGCTTCCTTCGCCATCTCCGCGGCCAGCGCCGCGGCACGTGCATCGACATCTGCCGACGCGAAAAATCTCTGATCATCGGCCGCTCGATCCGCAATGATGCGTTCGTCGAGCTCTGCCATGATGCGTTCCCGAGCCTCAATGTTCGGGTCACGACCTACTCTACGGGGATCCGCGAGTTTGTCATCCATTGTCTTCTCGGGTTGGGACGTACTTAACGGACTGCTGGTAGGATCAGCCATTTTCGTTCTCCTAGGTGCGGTAATCTTCTAATTCCCCGGCGGCTTGGTCGCCCTCGAGGATGGCTTCGCCCAGCCAATTGATGAAGAGCCGCGCTATGGTCGCGCGCTGGCGAATCTGTCTGAGTTTGGTGCGAGCCCGGAACCAGCTCCAGCCATCCGGATCCACGTCGAGCGCGTCCTGTTCGGCTAGGCGGATCATCTCTTTGGCCCGGGCGTGCAGGAGTTTGCCGACTTCCGTAGACTGCAGGAACGCGCGCACGGCTTCGCCGCGTCGAGCGATCTCGAACAGGTCTTTCTCACGGGAATCGACGAACTCTACTGCCGGGGCCCCTGGTAGGTTGGGCACTGGTTTCTCCTGTTATCGACTGGACGGATGCTTCTTTCCTGAATGATTCCAATGCTTTGCATTCTCAGCGAACACCGCGCGTTTGCGCACCGCGGCACTGTTGCTGTTGGCGGCCTTCGCCAGTTTCCCTGCCGGGATCGGTGAGCCCTGCGCAACGCCTAAGTTCTTGTGCAGCAAGCCTTTATGGCTCGGCTTGATGTTGATGCTCACTTCGTCTTCCGGTACTTGTTGCCCTCGGATCCGAAGGCCGAGGTGTGGCTCGTGGCCGGATGGCGCTTGTGCTCGCCTTTTGAATAGCCATGGCTTTTCATTGCCGTGGCAAAGCTGCTCTTGCGTGCCGGTAATTTTGCCGGTCCACGTGCATGATCGGCCGCCGAAAAGTCCTCTCCGACGGACTGCGGAATGCCGATCGTGCTGTTGCCCGCCGCGGCGGCATGCATGGCCTTCTGCTGTGCTCGAGATACGCTTGGCATCAGATCTTTCCTACGCCTGGGAGCCATGGCGGCGGCGCGGCGTCTCCGGTGTTGTCCATGCCCTGCGGCAAGCGAACGCGCGCCTGCGCGGCAGGGTGAATCTTCATCGGCTTCGGACCTGCGGAAATTTTCGGGGCTTTGAATTTCCCGGCGCCCCCAACCTTGGGCATCTTCATCATTTGCGACCCAGCATGCCCGGGCGACCACCGTTGACGGGGTTCTGCGCCGGACCCTTGTTGAGCGCCGCCGCGGCGCTCGGATGGATGGCATTGGCCTTGTATGCCATGCCGGTAGCGCCGGGGTTCGGCAGCGGAAAGCTACCGGGAACGCCGGGGGCTGTCTGTCGGCCGAGGCCCATTACGCTGCACCTTTACCCATGCGGACGGGGCCGCCGAAGCCGCGAACGGGCTGACCGACCACCGAAGCCGGGTGCGGAGCCGCCGCCGGAGCATTCACGGGCGGCGCATTCGCCGCGCCGAGCGCGGGCGGACGAGCGTTGCCGAGGGTCGGAGCCGCCGGCGGAGGAGGCGCGGCCTGCCGCACCGGGGGCGCAGCCGGGGGCGCCGGCGGGGCCTGACGAACCGGAGGAGCAGCCTGCGGGATCGCAGGAGCCTGCTGCACCGGAGGCGGTGCGCCGCCGGCCGGAAGGCCGGGGGCAGAAGGGGGAGCGCCTGGACCAGCGGGCATGTCGTTACCTCACTTGAGAATGGTGTCGCCCACCGGGGCGCCGTAATTGCCCTTCGAGGTGGGAGTGGTGCTTGGATTCACGAACTTCGCCGCGCCGGCGCCGCCCACGGCAGACGGATGAGGCGGATTGCCCGAAGGGCCTTCCGTCTGTCGCTCAGCATCTTCCTGCGCCGTACGTCCGGTCGTCAGGTTGATGGTGTCTTTGCTCTGGTCGCTCATCCTGCTATTTACTCCCCTTCCCCGGGCTCGGTCCACCTTCCGGGCCTCAAACTGTGAACTTACTTCGGCGGAAAGCCCCCGCCGGGCTTCGGCTTGGGTTTCGGCTTCGCCGCGTCGACCGCCTGCTTGCGCGCGTTGGCGGCGCGTTCATGCGCCCCGTCGGCCCTCTTCAGATTCACCTCGGCCAACCGGTTGCCTTCCTTCGCCGCGCCGATGTCGCGCATCGTCGTGTTCTTGTTCGAAGCGATCTCTTCCTGCGTCATGTTCTTCAGGTGGCCCATCGTCTCGGTGGTGTTGAGCTGCGCCATGCGCCACGTGTGATTGTCCGCATTCGCTTGCGTTTCGCGCTTGTCGCGGTCGGCCGCTTCCTGCCCGCGCTGCTTGAGCTCGGCCATTTTGACCATGACTTCTGGCGGCGGAGGCGGCGGGGGAGTGGTCTTCATGTGCTGAATGAGCTCCTGATCGTTCATGAAGAAGCGCGACGCGTCCTTGTATCCAAGGGCGCCGAAGATCTCGTCCGCCACCTCGAGACTCTTGAGCCGCCGCGCCATGTCGGGCAACTGCACCACCTGCGTGATGCCGAAGGTGATCTTCTGGACCCGCTTCACCGGATCCGTATTGCCGATGCCGACGTTGATCGTTACCGTCAGGTTCTGCTGCAGCAGCTCGTCCGTCACGATGTCCGTGCCCATGCGCTGCCACAACGGCGTGCTCTTGGCGGCAATCGCCAGCACCACCGAATCGGTCTCGTACATCTGCTCCATGCGCACGAGCTGGCGCAGCACCGGCTGCATCCATGTCTCGAAGAAGAGCTTGATACCGTAGTCCTGCACCGCGCCCGCGGCCCCTTGAAGGACGTCCATGCTGCCAGCACGATCCATCTGCTTACCGCCGGCGGCAATGCTGGACTGACCGAAGCCGCCAACCAAGTCGTCGAGGTCCTGCGAGAGCCGATCCTGCTCCTGATAGGACGATTGGGTGACATCCGGCGTATTCACAACCTGGACGTCCTTCTCGGGATCGTTCGTCATCACGCCGCCGCCGGGGACGTTGCGCATCAGCGCATCGAGGTCCATCTGCGAGCCGCGGCGGATGAAGTAGCGCTTGTTCAGCGCCAGGCGGACATTATCCAGTCGCTGGTTTGCAACGGAGTTGATTTCCTCCTGCAGCTGCGCCATCTGGGCGACGTCACCATCGGGGTAGTTGCGGTTGCTCTCGATCGCGGAGAACCCCACTACGAAGGGACGTTCGCCGGGCTGCAGATGCGGATACATGTCTGTCAGCAGGATCGGGTCCGTCAGCACGAGCTGCGTGCCGAGCGTCCAGTACGCCAGATCAACGCCGCCCTCGCGGATGATGTTGAGGTGTGCCCAGACCATCATGAATTCATCTGACGCCTTGTCGGTCGTCGGGTCGACGCGGCGGTATCCTTCGCGGGCGCGCCGGGTACGGTTGTCGATGTTCTCTTTCGCCGCAGACGTGATCTCCCCGAGGGAGTACTTGCGCCACACGGGCTGGCCCGTCTTCGGGCTGTCCATGTTCATGCGTTTGAGCACATCCCCTGCGTACATTCCGAACATGATGCACAGGTAGGGGCTCGTCTGCGCCGGATTACGCCAGTCGCACATCGGATCGAAGAGGAAGCACTCCGGCGGAATGATGTCCACCTGCGGCATATCCACGATGATGCGCATCTTCTCGCGGCCCATCGGCAGCATTTCGCCGGTCTCGCTGGACGGGGCCATGATCGGGCGGTCCTGATCGTCGAACGCCGGGACGACTTCCTTCACCTGCTCGAAGCGCCAGTACTGGTGCGACACGCAGATGCCGTAGACCTTCGTGTCCTGAAAGGCGCCCTGCGCGGTCAGGAACCAGTTCCACGGCACGACCTCGAGCCGCTTCTGGAGCAGCGCCTTGTTTACGTGCGCCGAGATGACCTGCTGCTCATTGGTCGGGTCCGTCGCCGTGATGTCCATGTAGTCTTGCGTGGCGAAGGCTGCGGCCGCGTGGGCGGCTTCCGAGGCCTTCGTGTTCGCGCGCGTCTTCGGACGGAAGGTCCGGGCGCGCTTCCAGTCCCGACGCGTGTAGGGCGTCGCCGGCCCGTGCTCGCCGTGGAAGTGGTGAAGGTTGCGTTCCCACCCGAGCGTGATGTTCGAGTCGAGGTAGTTGCGGGAGTTGAGGTAGATGTCCTGCGCTTTCTGGATGCACCACCCATCTGACTGCGCAACGCCCATGCTGCCGCGCGCCTGTCCCATGCCCCCGGCCGGGTCAGCGATGTTGCCGGCCGGGTTCAGCAACTCATGGCTGCCGGCCGTGGGCGGCCGCGGATCCCCGCTCGAGCTCGCTGCCATGCCCGGAGGCAGGTCCGCCGGCGTGCGCGTGTACTCGTAGGCCGGGTCAACAGCTAACGGTCGAGTCTCGGCGATCGAGCTACGCTGCGGGTCATTGCTTGGCACGGTTGTTCCACTTGTCCACTGTGTGCCTCGCGTCTTCCGAGATCACGTTGTCTTGGAAGTCGCGCGGCATGTCTTCGATCGCGTACGGGTCGATGATCCTGCCGCGGGAGACGCCGTAGCGCTCGAGGATCTCGCCGGCGGCCTTACGGCAGCGCGGCAGGAGGGCCGCGATGTTGTCGCGGCGCATGTTGATGCGGTAGCCCATGCGCTTGCTCAGGTTCGGGCAGGCGATGACGATGCTCTCGTTGCGCGTATCGACGTTCACGTGCCACTGGCGCCCCGGGTAGGTCCGGACCAAGTCTTCGCCGATCTTCTTCGCAATGTGGTACTCGAGGAGCGCGGCCTTTTTTTCATGCGACTCTTCGGGCACCGGCGCGTTGAAGTCCACGATCGGCGTTGCGCCTTTCTCCCCCTGGAAGAAGCGCTTCTTGGCGTCGGCCATTACACGGCTCCTGTTAGTCGAACGAGTCTTTGCCCTGCCCGCTAGCATTCGCGGCAGAGCTGTTATTCAGGCTGAGCACCTTCGCTTGCGCGAGATCAGCCGTGGGGAACCGCCCTTTGAACTCCGGCGGTCCGCCGGTCCAGTTAGGCAAGCTCGAGTACACTTCCCACATGCCGGGATAGGCAGAGGGCGCGGGAATCATATAGTGGGTTTTCTGTACAAGGTTGTACGTCACGTGGGAGTCTCCGGTTCGAAGGATTCGTCATCGGGCTCAAAGCTGTTGCGAATCAGGTCGCCCAGCTCCTCGGCGAAGGTATGGCACAGCGCGTCAGCCTCATCAGGCGACGCCAAGCCGCGCTTTTTCATATCCTTCTTCCGCTCAAGCCTTATACGTTCTTTGTCGTCGAAGTAGTACTCTCGCCCGATCAAAGCGAGACGCAGCTCACTGTCCTTCTCGGGGAGCTTGGCGCCCTTGAGCCATTCGCGCATGCGGGCCCACATCTCGGCGGTCTTGTTGTAGTACGTGACCTCCTCGAAGGCAGTCTCGCCGCCGTTCACCTCGATGACGGGGTGCCCGAGCATCTGCAGGCGATCGACCACGCCGGCTCCGACTCCGACTCCGTCCACGAAGACGGCCGCGACCTTGCCGTAGTCCTTCATCGCCGCGACGACTTCCGCGGCGAGTTGCATGGTCGAGACCTCGCGGAACTTCCTCATCTCGTGAAGCTTACGTCCTTGGCGGATAGCGATGCAGGACTTATCGTCACCATACCGGGCAACATCCACGCCAAACACGACGGGCAGCATGCACCACGCTTCATAGGGCATGTCGGCGAGCATGGCCCGATCCACAGATTCGGTAGAGATAAACTGCATCGCCCCGAAACGGGGAAAGAGTCCGAGGATGCGGACCCGAACAAAGTCTGAGTCAATTCCATAGGCTTTGATCCACTCATCGAGTTCCACCTTGTTTGTCATCTTGCAGGTACGGGAGTCAACGTGCCGGCGGCCCCAGCGGGCGCTGTCGTGCCCGAAGCAGTCCTTGAACCGGCCGGTGTTCTTCGTCGGGTTGCCGAACACGCACCAGATCGAGCGGGGGTCGGTCATCGCGCCTTCCGTCACTTCCCAGATCTTGTCGGGGATGGCGGAGGCCTCATCGAAGATTATGATCTTGTACTTGGCGTGTCGTCCGGCGAAGGCTTCGGAGTTGTGCTCGGTGTTAGGTTCGGCCGAGACGAACCAAGTCTCAGGGTCCTTGACGTGCCAGAACTTGGTCGCGGACCACTTGAACCAGTGCTTGTTGGCCGCCCGCTTGTACCAAAGGGCGAGCTCTCGCCACGTCTTGGTGGACAGCTGGGACATGGTATTTGCCGTGATGACGCCCGAAAGGTGAGGGCGCGTCGACATGCACCACAGAATAAGCCAAGCCGTGACAGTTGTTTTTCCAATTCCGTGCCCACTTGCGGTTGCTTCGCGGATGTTCGCATCGGGGTCGGCTTTGAGCTTCGCGGCGATGCTCTCGAGGAACGCGAGCTGCCACGTATCAGGTCCATCAGACTCCGATAACTCACCAACGCCCCAATTGAACGCGTAATAGACATAGCCCACGGGATCATCGTAGAAACGACCCATGTCGTCAATCATGGCGCTCTCAAACTCGGCATCCGTCATCGGTTGCCGGGCTGCACGCGCCCTGCTGGTGTCCCCGTGCTGCAGCATTACTTGGCCTGCGGCATCTTGCTCAATGTCTGGCGCACATCCTGCGTCGCAGTCGCGCTTAAGTCCAACGCGAGCACGGCGAATACGTCGTCGAGATGCACACAATCTGCCAAGCACGCGCCGATGTGCGCGCCGCCGCCGAGAGGAGCGAGCTGTCCATTACAGTAATCGCTGCCCGGTACAGCGTCATACAGCACGCCGATAACCGCCGAGTGATATGTGATCTGGAATACCTTGTCGCCGTTTTTGGCCGGCCTGCCGTTCGCATAATGCATGATTGCTCCTTATGCCCCGGTGTGGGGCTCGACGCTCTTACCGTCCACCGGGATCTTCCCGACGATTTTGCCGTGCGTGGAGAACACGCCGGGGTTGCCGGGCATCTCCGTCTCGTTCGGCGAGGTGACGCCGGGGATGAACTCGTGCACTTCGCCTGTGCACTGGTCCAGCATGTACCCGATCGTCTTCGTGGAGGTGTTCTCCATGACATCCTGCGGCGAGAAGAAGCTCACTTCGTGGCTGTCCGGCAGGCACGGATGCGAATGCTCGTCCGCGGCCAGCTCGAAACCGGCGGGCACGCCGTGGGACATCTCAGTGTTGTCGCCAGCGAAGTTCGAGAGCAGGAACGGACGGATGAGGAACTTGCCTGCCTTGTCCTTCGCGATCACGGTGCTGCACTCGTAGTAGTGCGAGCAGGCGTAGAGCTGTACTGCGGCGGCAACTGCGGCCTCGTGCAGCGAATCGTAGCGCGGGAGCGCGGCAAAATTGTCCGTCTCCGGGGCGCCCCCAATCGAGATCGAAATCTGCTTCGGCGGGTGTGCGCTCGGCACCGTCGCGACTACCGCGATTGAGCCCGCCGCCACGCCGCCAATGATCGAAGTCAGGAACCAAGCAAGGAACTTCTTCACGTCGGTGTCTCCTGTGTATCCGTTTTTTCGGAAAAGGGCACGTCGATTGCTTGGCGCTTTGCCGAAGGAGCGCGGGTCCGGGCCCGCTCTCGGCACTCTTCCAACCTTTCGGCATGATTCAAATTGACCTGCACATTCACCTGCTGCTTCGCCTCGCCAAAGAGCTTTCCGTTCAGCTGCCCCGCCTTACGGAAGCGCGCGTCGACCTGAAGCTTACTCCTGGCGACCGCGGCGTTATTAGGTACCGTACCACTCTTGCCGCCCGTGTCAAGCGTATCTTGCGAGTCATCATCGGCGAGCTCGATGATCTCCTCATGCAGCCGCAGCATCGCGATCTCTTGCGCCTGCTTGTAGCGGCGCATCAGGTCAGGGTCGCGAGCGATGAGTGCATAGAAATCGCCGCCCGCATTCCCGATGACATCTATCACGGCCTTTTTGACCGTTACGCCCTGCGCCACGCGGGCGAAGATCTCCTCGATCTGGAAGATTGACCAGGAACTGCGCTCGGCCGCCGCCCGGGCGTCGTCCCACCGCTGCATCTGGAGCGGATCGGCGCGAATGATGGTCTCGATGTCCGCGCGGGTAAGGAGGTGCTTCTGGCGCGCCTCGTCGACCGGGGTGCCCGCCGCGAGGTCCCCGAGGAAGAAGTCCCACCGGGTGAGGGTCTTGGGCATCCCTGGCTTGTGGACGGGATCGGGCGTGCGCGGAAGGAGGGGGAGTTCGCTCATCACGGTCCTATTGCGTACGTGACGCATTCGAAAGTGGCCGCATATCCTATGGCAGACGCACCCGCGAAGCCGTTGCCGCCGGCACCTTGGAACAAGGTAGCAGTGGCGTTATTTGTCAACCCAACTTGGCCTCCTCCAACGACAAAGGTGCCTCCGCTTATGACGTTCACAAGGTTTCGATATTGCGCTTTGACGGGTTGAATCTCGGCAGGGATCGGCGCGAAGCTGAAAATGCCGGCTGCGGCTTTGCTGCCGGTCCCATAGGGAATAAGCAGTGATACTTGGTTGCCGTTGCGAGACCAATACGCCACGCCCGTGACTGTAGTCGTCAAACCGCCGAACGTGCCCGTGAACGTCCCGGTGTCGGGCTGCATCGACACCAAGCCGTTCGCGGTGGGACCGAAGGCCACAACGCCTTGGAACGTCGCCGTGCCGGCCACCGTCAGCTGGGTGATCGTCGCCGTACCCGAGACAGTCAACAGCGCGGTGACATCCACGTCAGCGAATGTTGCTGTGCCGCCCTGCAACTGATTGATCGTCGCCGTGCCGGGGACCGACAAAGACGTGATCGTGGCAGTGCCGACGAACTCAGATGAGATCGTCGCCGTGCCGATGGTGATATTGGCGAAGCTGCCCGTGCCGGCGATGATGCCGCCGATGTTGATTGCAGTCTGCCGAAGAATAGTGGCTAGAACAGCCCCGCTGAAGGACTGGTTGTTCGGACTGATGTTCGCGTCGTAGGAGAACCCACTGTTAGCGAACGATGTGCCGAGGATGTTCCCCAAGACAGCCTCCCGAGCTGCTTAGAAGTACGGCGGTACGTGCGTGAACGGATCGTGTTCCGGGTATTCCCACTTCGTACGATAGCCAGAGAACTGATACACCGGGTACGGCTGCTCCGGACCCGATGCACCGTAGTCCAGCGAGCGCATGTCGATCGTGCGCGTCGCCGGACGATTCCCCGGAATGCCGGTCCCATACACCGGGATCGACCCGATGCTGGTTCCGTAGACCGGGTAGGTCATTAGAGCACCTTGTGAACGAGCGCTACGACCTTCTCAACCAGGCTCGAGTAGTGCCCGATGAGGAGTGCAGCCGCGAGCTGCTGGTAGTGCACTTCGACGTACGAGAGCACCGCGACGACCTTCGCCTTGACGGTTGCGTAGAGGCTTGATACCTCTGCGACTACAACTGATGCTTCGCTCATGTGATCCTCCGATTAGAAATTCGTCAGAACGTAGACCGCGCCAAGACCGCCAACCCCGCCGGCGCCAGATGCCTGCGTGTTGATCGAGCTGCCGCCACCGCCGCCGCCCGAGCCGACCGAGCCCGCGCCGCCGGCGCCGCCCGCCGCTGCCGCGCTGGAGGCGCCGCCGCCCCCTCCCGTGCCGCCATCAAGCCCCGTCGGAATGCCGGCCGCGCCTGCCGCGCCGTCGGTCACACCACCAAGGCCTCCATTCACGCCGCCCTGCGGGCCGCCGTTGCCGCCGGCTTTGAACACCGCGGCGCCCGTCAGGCTGCCGCCGCCACCGCCCCCGGCTCCGCCGAGGACTGACGCGCCACCAAGGCCGCCCACCGCGGCCGAGATGCTCGCCGCGCCGCCGCCCCCACCGTTGACGTTCGTTGCGGAGTTACCGGGAGCCCCGGTGACGCCAGCTACGCCGCCCACCGGGGCAACCGTGCTGGCTGTGGCCCCAGAAGCGTACAGGCCGGCTCCAGCGCCGCTGGTGCTGGTACCCGCACCCGAGGGTCCACCTTGGCCGCCGCCGCCGCCGTAGGCTGTCCCCCATGTTCCGAAGGCAGAGATTCCGCCTTGGCCGCCGTTCGTGCCGGTGCCGTTCGTCACGCCAGCACCGGCCGTGCCGCCCGTGCCGACTGTCACGCTGACCAGCGTGCCATTGCCGATCTGACCCGCGCTCAACGTGAAGGTCAGATACTCGCCGCCGGCGCCGGCCGCGCCGCCCATTGAGGTCGTCGCGGCGGCGACGGACATGCCGCCACCACCGCCACCGCCGCCGCCGATCACGATGATCGTGAGGCTGTTCGGCAGTCGCCCGTTCGGGCCCACGGCCACGGTGTAGGTCCCGTTCGCCGTAAAAGTCTGTGTATTCACGGCGTTAGCATACACGTACGTGTTGCCGCCGTTCTTGTCCTGAGTGATCACCGCACCGGGGAAGGTCAGCGTACTGCCGCCGCCGCAGATGCCGCCGGGTGTGACGCCGTCATGTACGTACACTGTCATGCTAGGCTCCCGAGCTGAAAGGCAGTTCTGCCCAAACGACCGTGGCCTGCGCCGTGACGGCACCGACCGGGACGAGCACACAGCCCTCGTTGGGCATCAGCGTCAGCTCGCCGTGGAAATCGACAATGGTGGTGGACTGGCCGCCGAGCGTTCCGAGGATGCTCTGCGGCTGCGTGACCCACATCTGCGTGGTGTTCGCCGTGCCGTTCAGCCACGAGCTGGTGCCGGCGAGCTGCAGGCAACCCGAGCCGGTGCCGGCCGCGGCGCCTGCGAGGAAAATGTTCCCCGAGAATGCCGAGAGCGCCCCGAGGGTTGCCGTGCTGATCGTCTTGACGAAGCCCCACGCTTCCGTGGTCCCCGTCCCGGTCGGGTTGAACCCGGCCCGCAGCACGATGACCTTCGTCCCCTGCGTCGAGCTCCCGTTCACGGGGCCGGCAGTGGCCGGGTTGTACAGCGTCAGTCCGGTGTTCGCGATCGCCAGCCCGGCGCTAAACGCAACGGCCGTTCCCACTGTGGCGACAAAGAGCCGCCCCGGCAGGTTATTCGGGCCCTGAAAGTTGTAAACCAGCATTCACGTCCTCCGTCCTGCTCGAGAGTCGGCGGCCCGGCGGCCGGCAGCATTGCACTGAGGGCCGCCGGGTCGCCTACGGCAAAACACGCCAGGAGTCCGAACAATGTCGGAACGTGCGCCGCGCTGCCGTTATGACAGCCGGGCCAGGAAGACGCAAGACCACCCCGTGGATTTTGCGGACTAGCGCACGAGCGAGAGACTGAAACAGGTGGCCGGCCCGGTATCGTCGTTTAGGGCCAGCCCGCTGCCGTTATTCTGCGTCACCCACGCTTCCACGTAGTCCCCGGCGTTCAGGTTGAACAGAAACTCGGAGAGGTAGTTCGTGTTCGCTCCAGCGATGGACGAGATATGCCCTTCGCTCACGGCGTAATGCGTGGCCGTACCGCCGTTCACCTGCAGCCACATGGACGCCAGCGCGTTTGACCCTGCCGTGGAGAAGATCACGTTCGCCACGGCCCGGTAAAGGCCCGCCTGCGGGGCCGTCAGCCGGGTCGGCGTGGCGGTGCTGTACATGCTCGAGGGGGAGGCGAAGTTCAGCGTGTCGAACGTGACGGGGGTGTTCGTGCTGCTCGGAATGGTCTGCCCCGCGGCTTGGTAGGACTGCGCCGCCACCGGGGAGGGATACGTCGTCGTCCCCGTGCTCATGCAGCTCGTGCCGTCGCCTTCCACCTTCTTCAACCCTTGCGCATCATACACTTGGAAGCCGGAGTCCTTCACATAGATCAGCGACTCCTGCGGCTGAAGCGTACTCGGTGGGCTGAACTGGAAGAAGTTCGTCGCCGTGCTGGTGAACGTCGTCGTCCCGATGAGCGTCACCGTGACGATCTTCCCCAGCGTGACGACGTTCGAGCTCGTGCCCTGATTCACCGCGGAGAAGAACTGCAATTCCCGGGTCGCCACTCCGTGCGTGGCCTGCGTGAAGCTCGAGGGAATCGCCAGTATGCTCGGCTGGTACACCTGCCCCTGCGCGGTGAGCCCCCGCTTTGACTCGATCAGCACGTCCCCGCCGGCGGAGAGCTGGGAGATGCAGGAAATGACCCACGAGACCGTGCCGGTGCCTGAGACCGAGAGGCCGAATTCTTCCGTTGTGTTTCCAGCGAGTAATGGCATAAGTGGGGCGAAACGCTAGCATGGCCGCCGGGATGACGTCTGTACGGTAGGTAACATAGCCGGCGCATTTGTCAGAAACTACTAGTGTTTTCTGACAGAACCCGTGACGCGCGCGCGAGGCGATATTAATAAAATCAGGAACTTAGGAAAAACGGCCCTCACCCAAGACCGGAAATACGTATTCCTGGGAGCAAACCAGGGCGTGGGGCGCGCGGCCTAAAGCCCGGAAACGAGGCAGCCATCCAGGATTACAGAGGACCCACAACCGGCCCAAGCATGCTTCCCTACCTTCACGCCTCACCCTACGGTCGTGTCGTCATCCGTAATACTGGCTTGGGCGTGCGTGCGCGTGGGTTGAGATGAATAGTGGCGTCGTCGCGCGCCCTGACGGCCGCTATTGGTAAGTTCACAGTAGTGCTTTCAGGGCCTCTAATAGTCCACATGACGAAAACTTAATGTTCGGATCTATTGACGCGCTGTGCGCTGCATGAGATAAGAACGCCGGCATATTACTGCATCTCAGGAGTGCAGCATGACTATCGGAACACTGACGCGCCGCAGTTCGGCGCA